GTTTAAACCCATTCGGCCTGTGCGCCTAGTGTTAACTATCGCCAGGTGCGGGTATTACGTACCGCGGGGGGGCTTTTCTAGCCCCTGAGACACTTAGTTTTAAGTGATAGTGTCACTTTTGTGATGCTAGCGCTTTAGCTGCTGCTCTTAGAGCTTTGTTAATTATTGAATTAACAAAGTATCCTTTTGATCTTTCTTCAGCAATGTCCCTCGTTTTAAAAAGAGTTTCAATGTCGAAGATGACTTGCAATTGCTGTAAATATTTCCGCATGGCATGGATATTTATATCCGTTCCTTGTGGAAACATTTCTGCCGTTGCTTCGTCTGTCAATAAGCTGTCGATGATGTTTTTACATCTACCGGCAGTAAGGAACAGCAGAAGGCCCTGTGTTTCACACGTATAAGCCCAAGTTTTGACTTTCACTTCCTGATCTGTGAGTGCGAATTTAATCCATTGATTTAAATCCCCGGTCACAGAAGCAAGTGTTGCTATTAGGAGCTCTTTTAATATTTTGATGACGTGCAATTTAAATTGCTGTTCATCAAAGCCTGGTTTAAACCAAGGTAATGAATTAAAAGGAACAACGTCCGTAAGCGCCGGTGTTACCCCACGGGGGCATCGGGCCAAGGGATTAGTTGCTAATAGCAAGGCCACTTTACTATGGTGACATAGTGAAGTGAGACTTGGAAGCTTGGTGATCTCTATTTCTGGGTACCCTCGTTTCTCAAGAGAAGCAAGGAGTTCTGGAAATTGGATGGCATCCTCGAATGAAGTTTTAACTTCATCGGGAGGAACAACGGTAATTTCATGCCCGTTACAAAACACGCGTTTAGCGAGTTCAGCTACGTGCATAAATGAAGAAGTTGCTCCTTCAAAGGAGATGGGGTTAAGAAGGTTTTGGGTTTCCTTATGGTAACCTTTAACTTTACTAATACCAACTCCTTGAACAGTACACACGATTTCTTCGTAAACGTCGAAAACGTGAGTACCTTTCATAGAGATGTCATCACCGATCACATAATACGCTGGTAGACTAGGATTTCTCCTGATACCAAGGTATCGAAGGCATGTGCGCACCATTACATGATGCCATACAGCTAAGAGTGCCCAAGAGGATAATAATCCCATTGGCTGCCCTGTGTTGTATCGTATGTTGCTCCCATCCGGAAGTTTAAACTCTCGGTTAGAGGCAATGTTATACCATGTTTTGGCGTACGTATGTCCTGCAATTTGACCAACTATTTCGGCTTCTAATTCAACCGGAATAGAGTCAGTGGCAGCTGAAAGGTCGGCCGACTCTGTTCTACAGTCATCTGTAGGTTCAGAGCGGGTCCACTCTTTCACTGCTTCACTGACCCTATCCTGCTTGAAAGTCCCGTCTTCAGGTTGTTCTTCAAGCCATTTAAAAATGAACTTGTGGAGCCCTTTTAGACTTGACTGCGAGAAATAGTCGCAGATAGCGAAAGCTCTCGATTTCGCCCACGGTTCTCTTTTATAAGAGATCCGAGAGTGAATAGGTTCTTTCATTTCAGAGTTGGACCATATGTATGGTTCCTCTTCGAAATTCTTAATCAAAATTCTTAAATCTTGATTATGAGTTATCTTCGAAATTTTCTTAATGTTATCCCAAAGCACTGTGCTTTGCATCTTTGGAGTCAGGGCACTGTGGTCAATGACCGCAGTGTTCAGACACGGTCCGTTTGGACCGTTTCTTCCAGAGACGTGAATATCGCTTGCTTTTCGGATAGCATTAAGTCGGTCATCTTGGTATTTTATTGGAAACATCTCTTCGAGTTCTTTAAGATAATCGCTTCTAAATCTTCTTAAGTTGATTTTGAGGTTTTTACCCAAATTTTGATTGATATAGCGCTGAAAGAAGTTACCTGCTCTCGGCCCTATGTCAAAAGAAACTTGCTCGATAGGAGGTTTCCGACGGATAGTCTCGACAGACACGTTTTCTTCGTGTGCATTGATAGTTTTTAAAACTTCAATACACGCCAAGGCTGCGCGTCGTTGTTCGTATGTACCTTTAACTAATGGAAGCAGAGGACCTAATATTTTAGGAACTCCACCTTTATCAG